CCACTCTTTAACTTGTATTTCTTAGCCACTCGCTTGAATGCTGAAGCATATCTCCTAGAGTACGCGGAGGCTTTCCGCTTGACCTTCTTTTCCACTGCTGCTACTATTGGCATAGCCGCTTCGATAACAACGGGATTGACTCCCTCAGCCATCAAGAGACCTCGTATCATGTTACAAGTAGCGCAAGCCATGAGTGTTCCCTCACTGTTGGCTTAGTGCTAGTGCCATAGATGCAGCAGCAGTCATAGTCTCCACAGTGCATTCCAACACAATAGTAACTTCATCAACCATGTCTGCGGTTTGGTCAACGCCTAAGAAAATAGATTCAACTGCAACTAAATAACCGCCTGTCCATTGTTGAGGGGCAATGTCCAATGATTCGCTCACCACTGTCGCTATACCGCCAGCATCACCACCCACAAATAGCGAACCGCTAGAGATTGTTGAACGGTTTCCCGATCCCACTAAAGAACCTTGACTTTGAGTCGTTAATTGGAAATCTGTTTTAGTTTGATTCGCTGCTGGCACTGTGAGGATCGTGCCTGCTGATTGAAATTGAACGCTTGTATTGTGAATCCTCAAAACTGTTTTACCCAAGGCATCAACGAAAGAACCCAAATCTATTGAAGTCTGTGCATAGTTGACACCATCTGTCTCAACCGTCGCTCGTATGAAGAATGAATCGCTTCTCACCATATTATGCGCTGAAGCGATTCGGTGTATAAAGTAAACTAAGTGTAGCCCCACACACCTCACTTCAATCTTCTCTATACGGGCACACCATCAGATACGCCCCACACCACCACGCCCTCATTATTTACCACCATCTATAGTATTGTAGGTATCATTTTAACACTAAATTAACCGATACATACATACATATCAACTGCTTGGCGTCACTTGATGCGACATAAAACACTGACATTATGCCTCAATTCTTTTGAGATAGCCACAAAAATGCCCAATTTCAGCGCATGGGTGCGAGAGAAGTTGCTTGAAGATGGTGTTGCGGCAACCTCAACCGACACGATCGGGTGGGAATATCACTATGAATGCCCTCGTTGTCACAAAAAGAAGGTGTTTCCGAACCAAGATATGGCTTGGAGATGCAATATGTGTGATACAGCCTTAGACTTCGTGAGCGTGAGCGTATGAGTCATGGAAAGTGCGATTGTGGATTTAAGTTTCCTTTGGCAATGAACAAAGATGTCCACTTTCACATAGGGGTGTGGTGTGGAAACTGCAATCAAAAGTGGTCTTTCAGTTCAAATGTTGATGACGGTCAAACAAAACTATGGCCTCGATACTTCAAATGTTCATGCGACGCTCGCAGATTCAAACAATGTGTTTGCGACCCGGAGGCGATTGAATGAGTGAAGAAGCAATTTATGATGAAGGATATTACAATGGAGTCAAAGATGCGCTCCAAACATTCTTATTGATGCACATGGAAGCCAAAACTCTAGTGGAAATAAGGGAGAGTTTAGTCAACATGCGATCCTTGGCCAAGAATGAATTGGAAGAATCAAAAATCAGAGCGGGATATGATGAAGAGTGGGATGACGAAGATTGAAACGCCTGAAACCGACTCCTGGTCTTTCCGGTTTCCGGTAATAAATTGAGACTACGTTCTTCCAAAATGACTGGAAACCTGTTATCGAATTACCGGAAACAGGCATTCACGCTTGAGAAGTCTCTTTGATGATTGAAATAATGGCTTCGTTATCATCAAGCAAAACCATTTGACACTCAATTAGATAATTGTAAACGCCTGTATCGCTTGAAATCATTGACAAAAACATATCGCGGTTGACTACATGATCGGGATCGAGAAACTCTGAGTGTATTTCAGCCGAACCATTTCCAACAGTCCAACCGAATTGTGAATTATCTCCAGCATTCATAGTCGATCCGGAAATTAAAGTCTCATAACTTAGAATCCCTATGAATGTATCAGCAGGATCAACAGCCCACATTTGAAATCTTTTCACGATTAACCCCACATTGATGAGACCATCAGAGACAATGAGATTCTTTTTAGCGACTCCTGCAGCTACAGTGATTTGACCGCGTAGCGTTCTTATTCTTGTAGTACGCATTTCAACCCCTCTTTGCTAACCGATGTGCTTCTTTTTGAGCCCTTGAAAATCCATTCTTTGCCCATGAGCCACTCTTTAACTTGTATTTCTTAGCCACTCGCTTGAATGCTGAAGCATATCTCCTAGAGTACGCGGAGGCTTTCCGCTTGACCTTCTTTTCCACTGCTGCTACTATTGGCATAGCCGCTTCGATAACAACGGGATTGACTCCC